GTACATCAACCTGACCGACCTGAGCGCCGCCCTTCCCACGAGTCGCAGTGTCACTGACGGTGTGACCACGACGGCGTCGACCGCGATCACGTCGGCCACGGCCAACTTCACCGAGTCCGATGAGGGCGGCACGATCACCGGTCCAGGCATTCCACCTGGCACGGTGATCACCGAGATGACCAGCGCCACGGCTGCGACTATCTCCAACCCGGCGACGGCCACCGCCACGGCTGTGCATTTCACCATCACGCCACCACCCTGGATCGACAACCCGGCCCCTACCGCGGCCAGTGTCAACCTGACCGGTGGTGGCGACGGCTCACCTATCACCTTCCAGGATCAGTTCACGGCTCTCCAGAAGCTGGACATGTATCCGGATCAGCCATTCGTGATCAACCTGCCGGGGTACACCACGGGAGCAGACATCTCCAGCGTGATCGGCTACGCCGTGCAGCGCGGCAATGCCTTTGTGGTTGTCGACTCCATCCCTGGTGCCACTCCAGCGGCCATGGTGACCTACGCCAATCAGATGTCGGCTAGCCCCCAGGCTGCTATCTACTACCCCCAGGTGCAGATCTCCGATCCGTACTCCTCGACTCCAGGGGTGACCAGGATGGTGCCTCCAGGAGGCTTCGTCGTCGGGAAGTACATCGACACCGACGCCAGGAGAGGGGTGCAGAAAGCGCCCGCCGGCCTGGGAGCCACACTGCTCGGAGCCTTTGGCTTGGAATACACATGCACCAACGCGGACCAGGGCAACTTGACTCAGGCCAATGTCAACTGCCTGATCTCGGTGCCTGGCTCAGGCGTGGTGATCTGGGGTGCTCGCACCCTGTCGCCTTACCTTGTCACCCGGTACGTGTCGGTGGAAAGGACGCTGATTTACCTGTCCACCGAGATGACGGCCATGGTCAAGTTCGCTGTCTTTGAGCCGAACGACTGGGTGCTTTGGAACTCGATCACTTCGATCCTCAGTCAGTTCTTGACATCGTTCTGGCAGAGCGGTGGCCTCCAGGGCACGAGCGCCGCGGAGGCGTTCTACGTCAACTGTGACGCCACCATCAACACGCCCCAGAGCATTCAGCAGGGCATCGTCAACATCGAGGTCGGTGTGGCACTCCAGTACCCAGCCGAGTTCGTCGTCATCGCCATCGGCCAATGGGCTGGCGGTCAGAGCGTCAGCGTCACGACCGGTTAGGAGGAACCATGACCACACGTCCCTTGAACAGTGATCCGCTCAGGAACTTCCGGTTCCTGGTCACTATCACCTCGCCTAACTCCACCGCGGTTCCTACGACCATCAGTCGGATGGGGTTCATGGCAGTCTCTGGCTTGAGTGTCAACAACGAAGTTATCCCCTATAGAGAGGGTGGTAACAACACGACTACTCGTAAGATGCCAGGGCAATCAGACTTCGGTCCATTGACTCTTACGAGAGGCTTTCTGGCCGTGCCAGTTAATGGTGGAAACGGCGGTACTACCGAGATCTACAACTGGTTCCAGATGATCTTCGCCGTGGCTGGTGGCGGAGGAAGCGGTACGGAGGCACCGGGAATGAACTTCAGGACCGGTGTCACCATCGACGTGCTCCAGCACCCGATCACTAAAACTGGCTATGCAGCAGGCGTCGACAATCCTCCTGCTATCAAGGCCAGATTTGGAGTCTATAACGCCTGGCCCATGGGCTACAGCTTCAGTGATCTGGAAGCGGGTGGCAATGCAGTGTTTATCGAGAATCTCACCCTTGCTCACGAGGGATTTGCCTTGCTTACCACCGCTAACCCGTCCGATCCGACCAGCTTCGTCAACCCCGCTAAGTTCCCATGAGCGATCCGCTGGCTGAGTTCACCGCCACTGTCGTTGATGACCCAGAGAAGATCAACGCTATTGCCAAGGAAGTCACCAAGGCTCCGGTGCCGTTGATGCCGCCCCTGCCGGCTGACACGGTGACCCTCCCAGGTGGCTTCCTGGACGACGACGGCAAGCTGCACACAGAGGCCCGTATCCGCGAGATCAACGGCTCCGACGAGGAGGCCATGGCTCGTGAGCTACGCAGCCCAACAGTGAACGTGCCCAAGGTGGTGGATCTCATTCTCAAGCGGTGCGTGCTGTCGGTAGGGGACATCGAGTCGACCCCCAAGCTGCTCGGCAGGATGCTGACCGGTGACCGGGCCGCTCTCATGTTGGCGATCCGCGTTCTGACCTTTGGCAACGACTGGGAGGTGCCTGACTTTCCCTGCCGGCTGTGTGGTCAGAACTTCGGTTGCGTTGTCGAGTTGGACTCCTCCATCGAGGTCAAGAAGATGGAGAACCCCATAGTGCAGGACATCGAGGTGACCCTGCGTAACGGCCACCTGGCCCTGGTACACATGCTCACCGGGGACGTGCAGCTTGAGATGGTGGGTGACGGCAACAGGACCGGCCCAGAAGAGGCGACCATTGCTATCGACCGCTCCATCCGCTCGCTTGATGGCAATCCAGTGATGGGTCACATCGCCCAGAAGATGAGCATGGCTGACCGGCGCAAGATCATCGAAGCCATGACCGAAGCGCAGCCTGGCCCGCGGATGGAGGAGGTGATGGTCACATGCACCGAGTGCGGGCGGGAGGCCGGTTATCAGATCTCTCTCGTAGATCTCTTTCGTTAGGGATCTCACCACTCTCGACCTTCTCTACCTCCAGTACCGGAGAATCTCTGAGCATTTCCCCGGTTGGAATCTGTCTGAGATTAAGCACATGCCCTACCCAGAGCGACAGCACTGGGTCGAAGTCGTCCTGGAGAAATAAGTGCCACCTGATGGCTACGGCATAGGGCTGTTCGACTCCAAAGGCCCAGAGCGTTTTGCCGAGTCCATCGGCAAGATCACCTCTGCCCTGACCGGGGTCCAGAGCGCCTTCAATACCTTCGGATCGTCGGCCCAGAAGAGCATCAGCAGCATCACTCAGCTTGTCGACAGCCTGACCAAGAGCATGGCTGGTCTTCAGAAGCAGATCCAGGGTGTGCAAGGGTCCATGGGTGGGATGGGTGGCGGCGGCGGTGGTGGCGGCGCCGGTGCTGCTACTGCGGGCGGTGGGAGTGGTGGGACTGGCTCTTCCGGCTCTACCCAGGGCCTCTGGCTGCCAGGCAGCATGCGTGGTAATGCCGGTGGTTTCAACCAGGGTCCGCTCGACACCGGCCAGGGCACTCAGCCTGATGGCAGCGCCGTGGCGTCCCAGCTTAAAGACACCTGGGCCAAGATGACAGAGGGCAGCGCCGACGACGCTAAGGCCCTGGCTGGCTCGGGTAACAAGATGACGACCAGCGGCAATGGTGGTCAAGGTGGTGGAGGTCTGGGTGGACCGGCCTCCATGATCTCGGGTGCTATCGGATCAGCCGCCAACGTCCTGTCCTCCTCCGCGGCCCAGAATCTGATCGCCAGCGCCGTCCAGGGCCAGTTCATCGGGGCCTCACTCGGGCCGTCCTTCGGCAAGATGACCATGGGTCAGCAGCAGGGCGCGTACGTCATTCCTAAGGGTACCTTTGCTCAGAGTGCCGCCGACTACGGCCAGGCCAACATGTACATGGCGAACTACATGGGTGCTGACCCCTTCGGTGGTCAGAGTGTCGCCGGCCAGAACTCTGCTGCCTTCAACCGGAGCGCGCAGCAACTCATGACCATGATGCCTTCCATGACCCGCCAGCAGGCCATGGTGGCGACGAATCAGATGCAGCAGCCAGGGACGCTTAACGCCGGTCTGATGTTCGGCTTGAACTTCAAACCAGGCGGCAAGGCCATGGACATCACGTCCCAGTACAGCATGATCTATCAGAAGCTGTTTGCCGGCTTCCCAGGTGGTGCGCCTTCGGGTGATCAGTTTGAGTCGTACATGGCTCCTGGTGGCCCAGGAGAGAACAACCTGGCTGCCCTGGGTATCACGCCAGGGAGCGACGGTTACTCCGGATTCATGCAGTACGCCCGTGCCAGGATCGGGATGAAGTCCCAGGGCAAGGACATCACCAAGGTGGATCTTGGCACCAAGCAAGGGGCCAAGGCTGCCGGCTTCGGTCAGACCGCGGCCTACGCTCAGCTTCAGGCCCAGTCGGCCAAGTCACGCATGGAGTCGGTGGCTGAGCCTGGTATTGCCGGTGCAGCTAAGAATCTGAATGATGCTGCTGCTGCACTGCTGAAAGCCGCTACTCCGCTGTCGGCTTTAGGTGGTGGCCTCATCGGCAAGATCTTCGGCGGGTCCGGTGGTCTGCTCGGAGGCATCACCTCAAAGATCCCTGGCATGGGCATGGCTACAGGCATGCTCGGACATCTCCCAGGTGTCGGCGGGATCATCAAGAGCATCTTCCAGCAGGGCGGTGAGGTACCAGGAACCGGCCCTCAGTTGGCCGTCGTCCATGGCGGTGAGTTCGTTCTCACCAAAGAAGATGTCGAGAAGATGAAGGGCAAGAAAGGCGGTCATGGTGGAGGGGGCGGTGTCGGTCTCCTGGGTGCCGGTGGAGGTGGTAAGGGAGGGGACAAGACCATCTTCCATCTCTTGGCCGGCAAGCCTTCTGACAACGAGGTTTCGACCACTGTCCTGGGCATGTTGTTCTCCGCTCCCCCTAGTGGCTCTCTCATCGCGGGGTTGACGAAACCGGGTGGAGCGCAGCACGGGGCTGGGAAGGCCGCGGCCCCGGCTCAGGGTGGTGGTAAAGGCAATGCTGGTGTAACTGCCCTGGGGGGCATGGATCGTATTCTGTCAAGCCTTGGTATCCAGCCGGGTAGTCCTCAAGCCTCCAACCTTTCCTTCTTATTGGGTGGCGGCGCTGCTGGTGGTGGAGGAGGTGGAGGGCCGGCTACCACGAGCGCAGGAACAGCGTCGAATGCCAAAGGGGGAGGAGCCTGGAACTACAAATCGGCTGGCATTGGGCCGAATGACCTGTCTGGGATGTTCCTGGGAACGGGTGGTGGAGCAGCCAGCCAGACCTCTGACGGTTCTGGGAGTGGATCCGGTGGCTCGGGCGGGACAGGGTCTGGCACGCCAACCAAGTTGACCGGTAGTGGTAACGCCCAGCAGGCATACAACTTCTTCTTGGGCAAGGGCTTGAAGGACTACATGGCAGCCGGCATCCTGGGCAACCTGGCCCAGGAGTCCAGCATCAACCCTGGTTCGGCCCAAGCTGGCGGTCCTGGCCGTGGTATTGCCCAGTGGTCAGTGGGTGGTAGGTGGGACACGTTGGTGGCCTGGGCCAAGGCCCAGAACCGTGATCCCAACAGCCTCCAGACCCAGTTGGACTTCATGTGGTCGCAGGAGTTGAACGGCACTGAGGCCGGCTCCCTGGCAGCGTTGAAGGGAACCACTGATGTCACCTCTGCCACCACTTCGTTTGAACAGACCTACGAACGAGCCGGCATCCCGGCCATGTCCAACCGGATCAAGTTCGCCCAGAATATCTTGTCGTCCAAGGGTGCTGGTTTCGCCCGTGGCACCCAGCTTGTAGCTCGT